CTTACGAAAGGAGGTGAGCAGGATGAAAGTTTTGTTATGGGAAACGAGAACCTCAAAAGGGTTCACGTTGATGGAGTTGGCGAAGAAATCCGGAATCGGAAAATCGACGCTCAACAACATCGAAAACGGTAAGGTGTCACCGACATTGTTTCAACTCGAAACGATAGCGATTGCACTGGAGGTCAAAATCACCGACCTGTTTGAATCCGAATACAAATAATTGTATCACATGACATGTTCCGTGAGCGGGAACAGGAGACGATTTCCACAATTATGGAAATGAACTCCGATATTTCCACAATCATGGAAATATGTGATATGATGTGTTTCGGAAAGGGGTGGTGTTCCCTTGCATTACAAAGAGACTATCATTGAGTTAGTCGGTAAGATACAAAGCGAAAAAGTCCTCAAGAGGATATATAAATTCGTTTTATATCTGTACACCCATGAGACTGGCAGTTGAAAAAGACTGTCAGTCTTTTTTTATTTCACGCAGGTATTTCATCGAATCGTCCTCCGACAAGATTTTGCGTCCGAGCAAATAACCGGAAAGACTACACAAACGCTGAACCTGTTCCTCGTCGTCAAGCATGTTAAACATTTCAAGCAAAATCAACTCTCGACGAGTGAGAGAATATAAATCAGATGCTTTTTTCATCATTTCTCCTCTCTCAATGAAATGTAATAATCAACAAGTCTGTCAAATGCCTTGATGTCATCATCCGAGGCATACAAGAGCATTTTTACCATATTTTTGCGGGTCTCATTTTCACCCGCCATGATGCGGTCGATTCTTTCAAAAAAGTCATCGTCGGTCTCGACGAACATTTCTCCCTCCCCAGTCGTCAACCACATATAATCAACACTAAATTCACGACAGATCGCTTTTATATTTGCATCGGTGAGAGAATTTTCACCTTTTTCTATTTTAGAAACCGCTGCCTTTTTGATTCCGAGCCTATCACCGAATTTTTCAAGTGTAAGACCGAGGGTCTTTCGCACTTCCTTGACACGCTCATTCTGCGTCATATAGTTTCACCTCCCTTGTTTTTCTCAAGCATATCACGGTAACTGACAAAAATCAATAAAAAAGTTTCCTCAAGATACAAAAAAGTATTGACAAAGTATCTGCGAGATATTATGATGTATCTACAAGATACAAAACGGGAGGAACAAAACATGAAATCAAATACAAAGCAGGTCAGAGAAGCAGTCAAGAATTTAATCATTGAAAAGGGTGCAAACAACATCCTCAATCGCCACATCACAGAGGTGGTTGAAAGAATCGGTTGTACATACTGCGACGTGCAGAACGCAATGAGTTATTTCAGATACTCACCGCAACAGGCAAAATTCAGAGAGTGCTACTTCTAAAGGGTAGCACCTCACCAAACAAAGGACAGGAGGAAAACAGATGTACATATTTGAGGCACATTACACAAACATGGACAACAATGAAGAAATTACAAGAAAAATTGAATTTGACGGTCAGTTCATGGAGAACGACAAAGAATGTTATATGTATGCGATGAATAAAGCATACGAATTGAAAGAAAAAAATGAGTGTTTAGGTGCAGTTGAATTTATTGCGTGTTAAAAAGCCGAAACGGGGCAGCAGTCGCCCCGTCAGCGTCCGGATGGCGACCGACGCTCTGACGATGGCAAGCCGAAAGACAGCGTCGGAATACCGTGAGAAACATGGCAGCGGGTGAACTTGCTAAAAGGTTCATAGTTGGATGACAGGTTTTCGGTGACTTTTTAAGGTGAAAAGACACAACACGGTAAATTCAGCCGGAACAGAGGCGAGGTCATGAACAGACCGAGAGAGCCTCCACAGGAGGAAACAGGATGCAGGAAATGAAATATTTCAACGAGGGAAATGATTGCGACATCTGCAAAAACCAACTCATGACAGGACGAGACGGAACGGTCGAGGATTGCCGGAGGAGACAGAATGGGTTGTCATGCAGATTCGAGGAGCGTGACATTCGGACATGTCCGGTGTGCGAACATGAGGTTGATCGTGAGGATATGTATTTCACAAAGGATTGTCATGGAATCCCGTTCAGACTGGTGTGTGACAGATGCTATCAGAGAATCATGTCAAAGGGATATGACGGGGAATATTACACAGAGGCAGACGAACAGATTGAGGATGACTATTGAGAGCCGAAACGGGCAGCAGTCGCCCGTCTGTGTGGGATGACCGCCCACGCATTGACAAGGCAGGTCAGAACAGGAGGTCAGACGGATGGAAGTCGGACGTATATTGCCAACCGAGGCAGCAGTCATATTGAATGTATCACCGCAATTCATCCGAATAGCGATGCAGCAAGGGAAACTCCCTATCGGAACAGCGGTGCAGATGTCATCAATATGGACTTATCACATTTCGGAGAAACTGCTTGCAGATTATTCCGGAAAAGACATACAGGCAGAACTTGAGAGAATCAGAGGAAAGAGAGGAGCGTGACATATATGTCAAAGGATGAAAGAAAAGAAATGATTGAGAATATCGCAGAGCGGTTCACACAGATGGATGACGTTGACAAGTCCTATATTGCCGGATATATGGCAGGAAAACAGGAGGAACGTCAGAAATGGGAGCAGCAGGGAAAGACAGCGGTTGCAACAGCGTGAGGATGACTTGTGTTTGATACGGAGGGGGCGATTTACGAGGAATACACCTAAAAAATGAATATGCAGAGCATGAGAAAAAAGAGCAAAAAGAAAGGAGACCGTTGCAGCGGTCTCCCGTTTAGCAGTCTGTGTCAGACGCTTAAAACCTAAAAATATTATAGCAAATCTGACACCATATTGCAAGCATGAAAAAGCGGGGGAAACCCCGTGATTCAAAGGGTTTCAGACCCTTTTGACGACCTTGTGATGGATAGTAACAAGTCGTTGAAAAGTATATATAAGGGCAGCAGGAGGAACGGTGTCAGAATGGCAAAGAGAAAGAAAGGGATGACGTTCATCCCGTATGACTATGAGGCAGCATACAACAAGAGCCTTGAGGACATGAATGAGTTTTTTGTTGAGCAGATGTTCAAGCATGGGAAAAAGGTTGTATATGCACTCAAGGAGATACGAGCAGGAGACCAGTTCGAGGTTGAGATATATCCACAGTTCAAGAAAATGGATGAAGTACCTCCGGAGGGTCGGAGTATCAAAAAGGACAATGACAAGGCTCAAAGGAATCTGAACGACAAGAACGCAAGGAAATATGTGGAGCGTCTTATCAATGAGAATTTCACGGACAGAGATTTGTGGCTCACGTTTACATACGACAATGAGCATCTCCCTCCGGACGGAGACATCGACGCAGCAATCAAGAACGTGCAGAAATTCATCCGACGGGTGAATTATCAGAGAAAGAAAAGGGGTCTCCCGAACGCAAGATATGTCTATGTGACCGCCTACAATCCGACAGAGGAAATCCGGTGGCATCATCACATTGTCATGGATGGCGACATGGACATGGATGTGGTTGAGGGATGTTGGAAACAGAGCAGCAGGAACGAGGTTCGGAGGCTGCAAAAGGACGAGAACGGTTTGACAGGAATGGCAAAGTATATCGTCGAGGAAAAGAACAGGGTGAAATCGGAGAAACGGTGGAACTCCTCACAGGGATTGAGAGACCCCGACATCAAGGTGGTTCATTCCAGGAGACCGACAGCAAAAGCCGGAGGATATAAGAAAATCGGAACATACGTCGAGACCATGAGAAAAGGACATGAGCAGGTTCGTGAGCAGATGTTGAAATGGTATCCGGATTTTGATTTTACGGATGCGGGAATCTATTACAACGATTTCAACTCAATGTTCTACATACGGGCGAGAATGAGGAAACGGAGGCAGCAATGAAAGCAAAAAGAAAGAGAAGAATGAGCAGGAGGAGACGGGAACTGACATATATTGCGGTGATGGTATTACTGGCGATCGCTGTGAGCATAGGTCTGACACGCTCTGTCATGCGAGATGACAAGGAATTTGAGGAGTATGAGCAGCAGTCGCAGGAGTTCAATGCACGGATGCAGAGAATCGACGAGAAAAGAGAGGCATCCGGACAAAATGCAATGCTTGAGCAGGTGCGAACATGGCAGCAGGACACAGAACCGGACAAGTATGCAGTATTTGACACCATGTCGGCAGACTGGGGAGGCGAGGAGGATGGATTCGTGCTCTATGAGATACCGGAGGAATACAGTCGGACAGGTGGCTATTTTCCGGAAAAGATGCAGGTATATACATATTGCGTCTGCAAGCAGTACGGGGTCAGATATGACCTTGTGGTCGCTCTGATTGAGAAAGAATCCGGATATAAATTCGACAAGGTTGGTGATGATGGTCATTCTATCGGGTACATGCAGATATATGAGGAGTGCCACAGAGACAGGATGGAGCGTCTGAACGTCACAGACCTCACGAACCCATATCAGAACGTACTCGTCGGGATTGATTACCTGTCGGAACTGATTGAGAGATACGGAACGATTCAAGATGCACTTGCAGCGTATAACTACGGGGAACAGGGAGCAAAACAACATCTATGGAAAAACGGAATCTATGTGTATGAGTACAATCAGACCATCATGAGCCGGATGAAAGAAATCGAGGAGGAACTGGAGCAAGATGCAGGTGATTGAGAGGATTCTGCACATGTTGAGGGTCAAGGATTGCAGACATGTGTGTCTGTTCTGCGAATATTATGACATGTGCAAGCAGGAGACAGGCAGCAGGAAAGAGGTGAAAGAGAATGAACATGAGATATGCAATGAGAAGTGAGGACACGGAGCAAATCAATGTCGTGTCATGGGCGAACTGGAACATGAACCGCTATCCGGAATTGAAATGGCTGCACCATGTACCGAACGGAGGCAGCAGGAACAAGCAGGAGGCGGTCAAACTCAAACAGATGGGTGTCAAGGCGGGTGTATCTGATTTGTGCCTCCCGTACCCGAAAGGACTGTACTGCGGACTGTACATCGAGATGAAATTCGGTGATAACAGGCAGCAGGAGACACAAAAGGAGTTTCTTTCGGATATGGCAGCAGCAGGACATTTTGTCGCAACCTGTTATTCAGCAGAGGAGGCGGTCAAGGTTATCGAGGAATACTGCGAATTGATGAATCACAAAATGGGAGATAGTGAAATTGTCATACCACTGGAAAACAGAGAGGCATTAAGAAATATAACAATGAGCATCCCGAACAACAGCATCCTCAAGAACGGGGAAATCAAAGAGAGCAAACCGAGAAAGAAATGAGGAGGTGCAGCAGGATGACGGTCAAGGATGTTATGACGTTGCTTGAAAGTCCGGACAGGGTTCGGGTCATCAAGGACGGTGAGGAGATATACAACCAGTATTTCGCAAACATGGAGGTTGACAAGGACATCGTCGCACAGATAGGAGATGCAGAGGTCAAGAGATTCAGAGCAATTCCGGAGATCACTCACAGGAAATACAAGGAACGGGGTCTCATTGCACCGATGAAACCGGAGGAAACACCGGACTATTCTTTCAGAGATTTACAGATGTGTTTGTATCTTACAATCACGATATAGCAGGGAGGTGAGGACATGAGGAAAATCATCATTGTGGCAGCAGTCGTCGTCATAGCACTGGGAGCAGGGTTCACATATACACTCTACAAGGTGGGAGAGGGGATGCACCTGCACCGCTGCGGATGGAGACAGCCGAACGACAGAGGTTTCATGTAACAGGTAACAAGAGGATAACAGGAGGAACAGAAAAAATGAGAATTATTGCAGTTATGTCACCGAAAGGTGGAATCGGAAAGACAACGACATCGGATGCGATCGCCTACATGTTGGGAGAGGAGCAGGAGAAACGTGTTCTCATTCTCGACGGAGACCCGCAGGGCGATACATCCAAGACATTCGAGGCATACGAGCCGGAGGGAACAGGAATGAGTGAACTGCTTGAGCGTCATGTGAGCGTGGGCGGGTCATACCGGACAACGGACTTGATAAGACCCACACAGTACAGTCACATTGACATCATTCCTGCAAACGGATATCTCATGCAGACAGACATGAAACTGCTGCTCAAGCAGGAGGCAAATCAAGTCACGAGGCTGCGGGATGCACTGGAGGAAATATCCGAGGCATACGACTATTGCATTTGTGATTGCGGTCGTCTGCTTGATATGGTGGTCATCAACATTCTACTGGCAGCAGAACTCGTCATTGCACCCGTAAAGGTCGGAGGATATGAAAACGAGGCGATTCACAATTTGCAGGAGCAGGTTGACGACCTGCGGGAAATCAATCCGGAACTCCGAATCAAGGGTCTTGTGACCATGAGACAGAAAAACAAGACATCACTGGATTTCGAGGAGTGGATGAAAACCAGTTCCGGATTTGACATGTTCGTCACACCGATTCGTCGGTCGATTGTAGCGGAAAAGGCATCCATGAGAATGGCAGTCCTCCCGCAGTTTTCAAAGAACTGCATCGTGTCACAGGACTATCGCAATGTGGTTCATGAATTACTCAAGGAAATGGAGGGGTGAGCGTGGGAAAGAGAAAAATCACATGCAACAACAGCTCATGCAAACATCACACTAATGGAGGATGCGACACCTGCATAACACTTGACGGTTCGGGAAAGTGCAAATCGTTTGAAAAAGGTTTTGCATATTACTTTCACATTGTATGGGATGCACTGGACAATAAAAATTTCATTGACATGGTCGAGATTCGCATGAATCCGGATTTGAAAACGGGATTGTTTTATGTGATGGAGTGCTACGATTTGGGATTCAGTGAGATGGAATGGGGAACGTGCCGGATGGTCATGCTCAAGGACGGGAAAGAGGGAAAACCTCTGAAATACGAGGAAATCATTGAGCGTGAGATGAACATGGAAAAGTTTTCAAAGCATCTTGAAAATTTCAACAATGGAATAATGCCACAGATGCAGCAGGAGCAGGACGCAGCAGGGCAGCAGGACAAGGAGGAAAAAGAGTTCGGGTGGTTGTCTCCGACAGGAGTTT